TAAATGGAGGAGATACGCAAGTACCATAACGAGTCTAAGCGTCTCCTCATCCAATCGGCTACCCGCGAAGGCGACAGTATTTTGGATGTAGGATGTGGATTCGGTGGTGATCTCCAAAAGTGGCGACACGCCGGGGCTAATATAAGCATGTGCGAACCGAACCCAGAGTCACTTAAGGAGGCTAAGTCGCGTGCCAAGAACATGAAAATACGCGTTAATTTTTACGAAGGTGATATATTCGCGTGTCCGCATAGGAAATACGATGTCATATGTTATAACTTTTCGTTACACTATATATTCGAAACGAACACGTTATTCGAGACGTCTCTATTAGCAATAAAAAATAGAATGAAACCCGGGGGTCAATTCATAGGAATCATACCGAATTCCGATAAGATTATCATGAATACGCCCGTAAAAGACGAGTTAGGGAACTACTTTTTAATGAAACATACGAGTTCGGGAAAGTTCGGTGAAAAGTTATACGTCCACTTAGCAGATACGCCGTATTACTCTAGTGGACCTAAAGTCGAACCTATAGCGCACAAGGACATGTTGTTTACGCGAATGGAAGATTTGGGGTTTACTTTAACACTGTGGGAAGATCTTAAAGGGAACCCGGTTTCGGATTTGTATAGTAAATTTAGGTTTGTGTATAAGAAATGATTACTTATTTTTATTATTTTTATTAATATTTTTATTACGAGTTAATACTTTCTGTTTATTGTTATAAGCTCTTAAACTCGACCTTGCTACATTCATTCTGTTAGCTTCGTTTTTTGTGTTGGGTTTTGTATTAACTTTTCGTGCGATATTTTCGCGGATTTTTGGTGGTATACGAGGTAAATTTTTTCGTTTAACAGTTACAGTGGATAATTGGTTCGTATAATATTTATAATTTATAAATTTAGTAAAACGGCTTTTCCAAATAGTTAATCCATTCTTTTTAAGTTCTGACGATATACCTTCAAGGTTTGGGTTAAATCTCAAATTAAGCTTTGAGAGTTTGGGAAGGTCTTCGATCTCTTTTGGTAACGAGGTTAAATTATTCCCGGACAAATCAAGGTCTTTAAGATTTTTACAAAGACCAATCTCTTTTGGTATCGATGTTAAGTTATTATATTCAAAACTAAGTTTTTTAAGATTTTTAAGAAGACCGATCTCTTTTGGTATCGAGGTTAATTTATTTTCATTTAAATTAAGTTCCTCGAGGTTTTTAAGGTTACCGATCTCTTTTGGTAACGAGGTTAAATTGTTACTACCCAAATCAAGTTCCTTGAGGTTTTTAAGGTTACCGATTGAGTCTGGTAATTTAGTTAAATTATTACCCCATAATACAAGTTCTTCGAGTTTTTCAAGTTTACCGATCTCTTTTGGTATCGAGGTTAACTCGTTATCAGTCAAAATAAGTTTCTTAAGGTTTGTACAACGACCGATCTCTTTTGGTATCCGGGTTAACATATGACTTAATAAACTAAATCTTTCGAGTTGTGTAAATGAACCAATTTCGTTTGGTATATTAGTATAAAGATTCATTGACGAAAACCCCACAACATTGATAGAATTGTGATTGATAGTAATATTCTTAGCATTTTTCCTGTATTTAGTAAGGTTAACGGGAACATAAAGTCTTCGCCTGACTCGGCGATTGTTGTTGTTACTCATATACATTTACCTATTATTATTATTGACATTGGTGCGTCTACTCTGAGCGGCGTTACCCGCCTTTTTTCTGATCGTGTTTGGTGTATTTGGCGTGTTTGGCGTGTTTGGTGTGTTTGGTTTGTTTGGTGTTTTAATTGAACTTTTAATTCGATTTGTTACTTTTTTTATATTTTCCTCGTTACGTTTTAGTTTTGATTCTTGTTTTGCTTTTGTTCCTTTTTTTATTCTACGCACTAATTTACGTAAAGGATTTTTAGTTTTACTAGGAGGTTTTGGTTTTGTTACAGGTTCAACGTTAGAAACTTGTTTTGCTATTTTATTTTTAATATTCCTCGGTAGAGAAGGTAAATTGTTTCGTTTTTTATTTATAACCGCTAATTGGTTTTTATAATAATTAGTATAATTATATTTAATATTATTAGGTGACCTCAAAATATGCCACTCATCATAAAAGCCTCCGTCAATAGATTTATTTTTTAGAATATAAGGTATTCTAATATTTGGGTTATTTGTTACGTTAATTCTTTCAAAATTAATTTTAGCAATCTCTTTTGGTAACGTTTTTAATTTGTTACCAGTCAAATGAAGATACTGGAGGTTTTCACAAAGACCGATTTGTGGTGGTAACGATTTTAAATCATTATATCTCAAATCAAGTGTCAGAAGTTTTGTAAGGTTACCGATTTGTGGTGGTAATTTAGTTAAATTATTGTTATTCAACCGAAGATCCTCGAGGTTTTTAAGGTTACCGATTTGTGGTGGTAACGATTCCAAACTATTATATCCCAAATCAAGTACCCTAAGATTTGTAAGGTTACCAATAGATGATGGTAATTTAGTTAATTTATTAGTACCCAAAGAAAGATACTCTAGTTTTTCAAGAAGACCAATTTCTTTTGGTAATTCGGTTAACCTTATATTTTTACCGTTAGGATCGATATAAGTGAGACGTTTACCTAAATTAAGTCTTTTAATATTCATGTTCCTAACACCGAGGTTACGAAGTGCTTGAGGAACGTTGGATCTGGAGTTACTCATATACATTTACCTAATATTTTATCTCACTTTATGATAAGATGATACTCGCGTTAATACTCCTTATCATAAATATACTCATATTCATCAATACGAAAGAACCAAAAGAATTAACCGAGGTTCGCGAAAAATATCAAGTTCTCAGGGAACACCTCAAGGAAACCAATAACGAGGAATTCGATATGTTATACGACGAAATTCCTATAACTGCACATTACCGTATCTCAAAAGGAGCCGTAGGCTACAATACAAATAAGGGTAACGAAATAGGTTTGTGTATAGACGGTGATACAAATGAAATTTTCCACGTTCTTCTACACGAACTTGCACACTGTACAGTGGAAGAGTATTCACATAGTAAAGAGTATTGGGAAAAGTTCAAAAAGTTACGTAAAATAAGTGTTAAATTAGGTATATACGAAGAAATTCCAAAGAAAACTAAGTTTTGTAATAAATATGTACAGGATAAATAATCTTTGTTACTATTAAATAATAATGTCCGAAAACGGAATAACGTATAAAGGTCTTGGTACATCCGTCCTTCTTTGGACCCTTCTCATGGGTATGAACACTTCCCCATTACTCTTCGATAACTATTGGTTTAACATGACACTCCTACATTTGATCGCGCCCATTTTCATTAATAGGTTAATGAAAGGTGGTGCATTTTTCGGGTACGCGTCCCTTGACTTCCAGGGTCTTGTCGTGATATCGTTCTTAGCGTACCTTTTTGCTATACTTGTTACACAAGTTTTTGATAAGAAAATACAAGAACACTATAAAAATTACGGGAAAGATGCGAGAAGTACAGGTATTGTCTATTCACTTCGCGTAACTGGGTTTGTAATTGGTATGCTTCTTGCTTACCCTATCTTAACAAGAGATAAAGGATTAGAAGGATTTTTCGCAAATTCTATTAATACATCTGTTTAAGTGTATTTCTTAATAATATAAAATACAGCTGCGGCAGCTACACCAGTTGACGCTAAACCAACCATACTTCGGTTCCCTTGGTCGTTAAGAAACGATGGTACGAAGTTCGCAAGTTTTTCTTGAACTGGCTTACTAATTGCTATCGCAGTACAAACCGCGACGACGAGAGCTTGAAACTGTTCATCCGTTAAATTAAATGGATTAGCGTTACCGTTACTTTCATTTGATTGCGCTTGTGGTTGCACTTGTGGTTGCGCTTGTGCTTGCATCATTGGTGCTTGCATTTGCATTTGCGTCATACGAGGATCCTGTGCCATCATAGGTGGTTCGAGTGGTGCTTCTGGTTGTCCCATAATATCGGAAATTGATGTTGAATCCATTATCTGTTTATTTTCACTTAGATTTTTTTCAAGGGGAATATTCGGCATTTGTTGTTGCTGTTGTTGTGGGGAAAATGTAGGTGGAGGTAAAGGATTTGTTTCGTTATTAGCAATAAAATTAGTCGATTTGTTATTATTTAAATTAACCATACCGTCCGAATTTTCAGAAAGATTCATTGTATAAACGTCTGTCATATACTATAACCTATGTTTTCGTTTTTTTGTGTTTACGCATTACCCTGGATTATTATCGTAATGTATAATTTGGATACAAACACCCAAACGTTTTTATAATTCTAGGTAAATCGTTTAGTTCATCGTAACTACACATGTCGTGATCAACATAAACTGTTTTAGTTTCGTGACATACATCAATCAATACACGATACCCATCATCACCATTCGTAATCGTTTTTTCATCGTTATGTTCGGTATAAACTTCAGTTTTTTTAAATCTAGATTTATATCGAGGTATTAAAAAATCTGGTGCTGGTAATGGAAATATGTTCAATGCTGAACTTAATCGTCTAGAAAAAAGTCGTATCATTTCTTCTTAATAACTTTTAATGCAGTCGTCTTTTTAACTGCGTTTCTATCACCTACTTTCATATTACCATGCCTTGGATTAAACATCTTTTTATGCGTTTGCCAATATTGTGGTGCACCTACCTTAAAATTTTTACGTAAAGTTGCCTTGTACCAGAAAACACAATCTTCTATTCTATTACTTTTTGATGTATTATCTAAAACTAAACACTCGTAATTCTCCGTACACGAGTCCATTACCTTGTTAAACATCTCAAACGTTGGAAAAATACCAAAAAAGGATTTATACAACTTCTCGCGATTTTGAATAATATTTTCACGAAGAATAAACACGTAATCGACGTTTGCCCTAAGAGCAGGTGGTAGATCCATACAATATTGCATGGTTAACATGAAAAATATCTTCCAGTGACGACCATTCATAAAACATTGACGAATACACGTATCTTTCATGAATTTTGAATCGTACATACAATCGTCTAATAACAGAAACGCGCCACAATTTGTTTTACCTGCACCTACAAGCTTCTTTTGTCTATCCATAACACGTTCTATAGCTTCTCTATCGTAATCACCGTATATGAAAAGGTCGGGTATATATTGTTGGTAATAATGATTACCCTCTTCCGTTGCTGATAAAACTATTCCTGCTGGTAAATGTTTTTTATGATACAGGATATCAGTAACAAGTGTTGATTTACCCGTATTACGTTTTCCTATAAATACACACACCTTATCATCGGCCATGTTTTCGGGTTTGAATTTCCGAAGTTGAAGATTCATCTACTCTAATGCCTCGTTTTATTTTATAAAATTTTACTCACATAGAGTAAGAATGTCTGGTAGAATAAACCTTGCTGTCACAGGTATCCAGGACCAATGGCTTACGGGGGAACCCGAATTTTCGTATTTCCTGGTAAATTTTAAAAGACACACTAAATTCGCCATAGAAGCTGTAGAAACGCCTTTTGATGGTGAACCTAACTTTGATACGTCGCTAGAGTGTCGTATACCAGCTAATAAAGGTGATCTTATCCGAAGTATGATGCTTAAGTTTACTTTACCTCAACCTACTGTACCGAACAAAACTTTTAATGTAACGTTTCAATCTGTAAGTGGTAGTAATAAATACTTTATAGACGGTGTTCAACAGGCAACATTGACTTTATACGAGGGTACGACGTATACTTTTAATGTGAACGCATCTAGTCACCCGTTTAGGTTTTCTACGACGGCACCTAGTACTTCTGATTACACAACTGGTGTTACTAATCCCGGTACACCTACAGTGACATTTACACCCACTTCAACTACACCATCAATTTTATACTATTATTGTGCTGCACATCCAAATATGGGTGGTCAGATAAATGTGAAAAGTCTTCGGTACCGTGAATCTATAGGTGCACAGATAATAGAACACGCAGACTTACGTATAGGAGGTCAAACTATTGAACGTATAACGGGTGATTATATTTACATGTATAACCAAATACATAACAATCACGATGATACCGACCAAAGTCTTTATTTTTTATCTGGTCACGATGATTATATACCCGTTTCTTACGATTGGGATTATAGTTTAATGTTACCGTTTTACTTTTTTAGACATCCAAGTTTAGCTTTACCTGTATGTGCTCTAACAAAACAACTCGTTGAAATTGAAATAAAGTTTAGAAAACTGGAGGATATAACTGTAACGTACACTACTTCATCTGGAGTTATAGAAGATCCACCTTCGGACGTATCATCCTCAATTAAAAAAGTTTCATTGGTAACAGATTTCTTTTATATAACCGAAAACGAAAAGAATTTCTTATTATCACGACCAATCGAATATGTTATAACACAACTTCAAATGTCACAGTTCAAAATGAAAGCTGGAGAATCGAAAAAGTCTGGTATGCTTAACTTTAAAAATCCTGTTAAGGAAATGTTTTTTATAGCTAAAAGCGACGATGTATTTAAATACAACCCAATTAAACATGTTATAATGAAATTTAACAATAATACAATTATAGACGCTGATAATTTAATGCTAAGCTATGAACAACCTCTAAAATACTACACGGGAACTACGGAAAATAACTTCGGTGTATACAGTTTTTCACTAAAACCAGAAACGTACTACCCAACAGGACAAGTTAACATGAGTAGAATTGCACACAATTTAATAGAAATAGAACTCGATAGTCCAGATTCAAGTTTTGAACACAAAGTTTACGTGTATGCAGTTAACTATAATGTTTTGCACGTTGAAAGCGGACTTGGTGGTTTAAAATTTTAGTCAGTTATACTAGTAATGGCTGGACGTGTTCAATTAGAAACATCTGGTCCACAGGACGCTTTTTTTACCGATGATCCAGAATATACCTATTTCATAAAAAATTTTCAAAAACACTCTAAT